TCACGGACAAGCCGGCGGTAGGCCACGAGATCACAGCCAACGACCTGATCACGGGAGAGCCGGTTACCTATCGCGTCGTCAGCCCAGGCATCGATCCAGCCAAGGCGCACTACGAAATCCAGCTGAGGAAGTGATCATGGCCAAGAGCAGAGGCTGGAGCACGCCGCCCAGCATGTTCACCGGGGTGGTTGAAGAGCAACTGAGCCAGCGCGTTAGGGTTATCGCCATGGCCATGCTCAACGAGATCGTTCTGCGGTCGCCGGTTGATACCGGGCGCTTCCGTGGTAACAACATCGTCAGCGTCGGGGCGCCGGTGTACACCAGCACCGTGAACGTCGATCCGACTGGCGCTGAGACCGTCCAGAACGGGGTCCGAGCAGTTACCGGCCTGGAGCCGTACACGCAGGTCTTCATCCAAAACAATCTTCCATACGCCCAGGCCCTTGAAGATGGGCATTCGAAGCAGGCTCCTCCGAGAGGAATCTACGAAGTCAGCTTCTACGGCGTATCGCAGGCCTACTCATGACCTTCGAACAGATCCGGGCCATCGTCATTGGCCGCATGCAGCAGTGGTCCGGCATCCCATCCGCGAACGTGGACTACCCGAACAACGTGGCGCCATTCGACCCGGCTGGGATGACCATCTGGGCCCGCCTGGCTGATATCCCTGGCCTGAGCAGCACGCCAGAGGTCGGCAACGGGCCTAGCGTGCGCCGCACTGGCGTACTTGTGATTCAGCTGTTCGTGCCGACCTACAAGGGCACCCTGGCCATCACCAAGGCTGCCGACACCCTGGTGCAGCACTTCGAGTACTACAGCGCGCCAGAAGGGCCGCTGGACTTCTTCGCTGCATCGCCAAGCGTGGTTGGTGACGAAGGTAACGGCTGGTATCAGGTCAACATCTCGCTCCCATACAGGGCCTACTGATGAGCCAGACGATGAAGGTCCGCTTCAATGGCGAAGCGGTAGACCGCGCTGTTGCGCACACCACCAGGGCCATTCAGGAAGACGGATCGATCGTTGAGTACACCGAGCCGCTGCTCGAGCACAACGAGGTCGTATTCAGGCCTGACGACGACCCGTTGCCGATCATCGTGGTCCGCACTATTCCCGCCTGACCACAAGCAAACCCTGCACCGCCACATGGCGGTTTTTTTACGCCTATCGATAGGAGAAACACCCCATGAGTAGCGGTGCAAAACGCTCAACCGCGTGGATTCGCGAAGTTACGCCGGGGATCACCCCGCCGGGCCCATGGAACGTGCTGACCCGCGTCAGCTTCGGCCTGTTGCCCACCTACAACACCGAAGAGAACAACGAGATCGGCGAAACCCGGATGTCGCAGGGCACTGCCCAGACGACTGTGGACGTAGGCGGCGATATCGAAACCAAGTTCCGCTACGGCGCCCTGGACGAGTTCCTGGCCTCCTGCTTCGGCGCGAACTGGGTCGGCAATACCCTGACCATGGGCAACGAGCGAATCTCGTTCTCCATCGCCGCATACGACGCTGACGTGGGTATCGCGGGCATTGCCCGGGGCGCTCAGGTTGACACGATCAACATCGAGGTCCCGAACGACAACGAGATCACCGTCACCACCACGTTCATGGCCACATCGTGGCAGGACAAGGCAGACAACACGTCGTTCATCGTCAGCCCGGCGCCCGAGGCCAACCAGCGGCGCTACGGCTTCAAGGACGTGACCGGGCTGAAGATCAACGGCGTGCAACTGGGTGACGACAACGCGTGCGTTGACACCTTCAACCTGCAGTTCGCCAATAACTCGCAGACCCAGCGATGCATCGGCAACGGCAACCCGTTTGCCGGCAACATCATTCAGACCACCTTCGTGCCGGGCGGCTCGATCACCATGAGCTGGTCCAAGACCGCCTACGAATACTGGAAGGCGCAGCAGACTGGTGACGCAGTGAGCTTCGAGTTCACCCTGAGCAACGCAGACGGGGGCTACACCTTCTTCATCCCTGAGATGGAAGTCAGCGGCGATTGGCCGGACGGCGGCGCCACCGACATCATCCAGGTGGAGCTGAGCTACACCGCTCGCCGCGTGCCGCCGACCATCACCCGCCTGCCGGCACCGATTGTAATCGCTGCTGTAGAGGTGACACCTGCCACCTTGAGTCTGGCCGTTGATGAAACCGCCGACCTCGAGGCCGTAGTCACCCCGGTTGGTGCGAGCCAGCTGGTCGAGTGGACCACCTCGGACCCAGCGGTCGCCAGTGTCAGCGCCACCGGCTTGGTCACCGGCCTGACCGCCGGCACCGCCACCATCACGGCTACCAGCGTCGCAGACGGCACCAAGACCGACACCTGCGCTGTCACCGTCACCGCTTAATCCTTTGCCCGGCGCGCCCTGCGGTGCGCGTCGGGCCTTTTACCGCAGAGGAATACCATGGCTCTTGTCATTTCCCAGGCCCCAAAGTTGGACCTTGAAGGCACGCGGTGGGTGGAAATTGCCCCAGGCGTGAGGATCAAGGTCGGTTCGGCAGCTAATCCGAAGTTCAAGTCTCACCACGCGCTGATCCAGCGGCACCAGGCTATTGTCGATTCTCGCTATGGCGTTGGCACCGAAGGTTTCGACCCGGCGAACGCCGAAATCCAGGACATTGAAAGCATGGATGACATGCTGGTCGATCTGGTGTGCAAGCACATCATTCTCGGCTGGGAAGGGGTGGAAGAGGCTGAGCAGCCGGGCGTGGACACGCCCTACACCAAGGAGCGCGGAAAGCTACTCATTGCCCAGCGTCCAGACGTCTACTTCACTGCCCTGCAGGTGGCTTCTGATATCGCCACGCGGGCTGAGGAGCGGGCCAAAGAGACGGCAAAAAAGCCGTCGAGGCGTACTGCTGGGGCCGAGACTGGGCAGGCGAATCAAGCGAGAAAGCCCGGTGGAAGCGAGAGCGCCTGAAAGGCGTAGAGCCTGTTCCGCCGGCTCCAGAGATCGACCCGGTAACCGCAGAGATCCTTGAGGCCTACGGCCACATCGGGAGATCGCGCCAGTACGTCGGCATGGTTGGCGCGCCTGCGCCGATCTCGCCAGCCATCATCGGCCAATACCTTGAGCGATATCCATCGGCAATCTGCCGGGAGGAGTTCGACGCCTCGATATTCGCCCTCGATGACGAATTCCGCCGGCATTGGGACGAGCAGCAAGAGAAGGCCAAGCCCAAAACACCACCGAAGCGCTAGGTGGCGAAGAGGCGTTTTTGCGCTTCCTGCTGATGGTGGTAGATTGCCCTCATCATACGGAGGTGCAGGAAATGTCACTGATTCGAGCGACACTCATTCCAGCGATGCTCGCAGCATCGTTTGCTCAGGCTGCGGAAGAAGACCCTTGCAAGGTCTATGACACAGCGGCAAAGGGCGCGATGGAGTACAGGCAAAATGGGAAGAACCTGTCCGAGGCGCTGGCAATCATAGATAGGCGAGCCTCGAAGATCTCAGATGCAAAGGAGGCCCAGGTTAACTCGATTGTGCGAATTGCATTCGTGGAAGCCTTCAAGCTGCCCAGGTACAGCACTGAGCCAATGAAGACTTCCGCAATCAGCGACTTCAGGAACGATTTCTACAGCGGCTGCTTAAGGGCAATGGCTGAATTAAGGTCCAAGTAGGCCGAATACGACATGACAACCCGCTCCGGCGGGTTTTTTTACGCCCGGAGAAAGGCATGGCTCAGGAATCCCGCCTCTCGATAGTCATCGACTCGCGAAACGCTCGACAGCAGATCGACCAGCTGCGTACGAGCCTCAACAGCCTGGGTGACGCTGGCGGCGAGGCGACGGTCAACGTTCGCGGGCTTGGAACTGCTGCTCGCGCTGCAGGCAGTGCGCTTGCTGCTCTTGGGGTGGGCGCCGTCGCTCGCGAAGTGCTGCGCATGACCGATGCCTTCAAGAATATGCAGGGCTCCCTGGCCCTGGTCAGCATCTCTACGGCAAACGCTAGCGAGTCGTTCCAGAAGTTGCTGGCGATGGCCAACAACACCGGCAGTTCGCTTGAATCCACCGTCTCGCTGTACACGCGCCTGGCAAACGCCACTCGCGGTGCCGGCTACACGCAAGAGCAAATGCTCAACGTCACCGATGCGCTCAACAAGGCCTTCGTGATCTCTGGCGCAACGATGCAGGAGGCGTCGAACGCTGCAATTCAGCTTTCTCAGGGTCTCGCCTCCGGCACGCTGCGCGGCGAGGAGCTGAACTCCGTCATGGAGCAAGGGCCGCGTATAACTCGCGCTCTGGCCGATTATCTGGGGGTAACGAACGGAGAGATTCGCAAGCTTGCGGCAGAAGGTAAGATCACTGGCGATGTTGTAACGAACGCGCTGCTCAAGTCGCTGACATCGCTAAACGCTGAACTGGCGAAGATGCCACGCACATTTGAGCAGGCATCTCAGGCGCTTAAGAACAACTTTCTCGCCGCAATCGGCCAGATCAATGTTGACCCGGTTGTCAGCTCGGTCGACGCCCTTGCAAAATCCTTGGCTCAGCCAGAAGTTGTAATGGGTATCCAAAACATCGCGAATGCGCTCGGCAGCCTTGTTGCTGTCGGCGGCGATGGGCTGAAGACCGTTGCAGAAAACACTGACGCTCTGATGGCAATCACCGGTGCCTACGCCACTAGAGTAGGCACAGGGCTGGTGGTATCGCTTGCTGCCGCTACCAAGGCCAGGTATGCCGACCTTGTCGCTACTCAGCAGCAAGTGGTGGCCGAGAAGCAGGCCGAAGTTGCTTCGACAGCTGCAGCTGCCCAGGCTGCCCGCAAGGCAGTGGCCGACGAGACCGCTGCAGTTGCTGCTACTCAAAGATCCCTTGCCGAGACAGCGGCGGCTCGCGCGGCGCAGGCCAATACCATTGCTCAGCTTCAGGCTGTCCAGCAGCAGCTTGCTGCGGATCGTGCGCTCGAGACGCAGCGGCTTCAGGCTCAGATCAATGATGTTGGGCGCCAGCAGTCACTTACTCGTCTTGGCGAAATTCGCCGGGCCGAGGCTGCGATAACCTTGCAGCAGGCAGCAGCGGAAAGAGCCCTCAGCCAGGCGGCAGGGCAAGAGGTAATTATTCAAGGTCAGCTTGCGGCTGGTCAGGCCAGGCTTACCGCGCTCCGAGAGGCAGACACGGTCGCCGTGGCAGCTCAAAACGCAGCTCAAGTCAGCCTGAATACCTCGCAGTCTCTGGGTGCTCGTGCTTCGGCTGGCCTGATGGCTCTTGCTGGCGGCCCTATTGGGCTGGTTACCACTGCGCTTACGCTGGCTGCCGGGGCCGCAATATACTTTGCCTCAAGCACTGACAGCGCCACACAGTCGCTAATCGATCAGAATCTGACGCTTGACGATTCCATCGGCAAGTACAGGGCCCTGAACGATGAGCAGCGCCAATTCCAGACGCAAACCTGGATGCGCCAACAGAAAGAGCAGGCCGAGGAAGCTTCGGAAGCTC